AGATGATACCGTTGGAGATGAATCGCTCATAGAAGAGTTTACTGAACTGAATACTGTAGTCTAGTTTACGAACACGATTGTCTTCGGTTCCTTTATTATTCTTAAGAACAATAATGTCTTCTATCTCTTGGTGCCAGATAGGAAAGTGAACTGTAGCTGAGCCACCTCTGATGCCGTTTTGCGTACAACATCTGACAGTTGCTTCAAACTTTTTAAGGAAGGGGATAACGCCTGTGTGTTGTACCTCTCCACCTCTGATTTTAGCGTTGATACCCCTGATTCGACCTGCGTTGATACCGATTCCTGCACGTTGAGCAACATAGTGACCAATAGCCATGTCACTGCTAAAGATACTGTCGAGGGTATCATCAGCATCAACAAGAACACAGCTAGCAAATTGTCGTAGAGGCGTCCTAACTCCTGCCATGATGGGAGTTGGGATGTTGATTCGGTGTTTTGAGATTGCGTCATAATACTTCTTGACGTACTCCAACCTATAGAACTTATCATCATCTTGGAATAGAGTCGCCGCAACCATCATGTACATGAATTGAGGAGTCTCATAGACTTCTCCGGAAGAGCGATCCTGTACAAGATATTTATCCGCAACCTGACGAATGCCAGCATATGTAAACAGATAGTCACGATCATGGTCGATGAAACTATTCAGTTTATCCCATTCCTCTGCAGTATATTTCGATAGGATACTACTGTCGTAGACCTTTTTACTAATACACTTATTAACATGCTCAAGTAAAGGAGGGTGTCCATCAGGATGACCATTATACACTGCCTTCCTAAGACCAAACAAAAGCAGACGTGCTGCTACAAATTGATAGTTAGGAGCATCCAATGAAATAAGATCATTAGCAGAACGAATCAAGATCTCTTGAATGTCAGAGGTCTTAATACCATCAAAAAATTGGAGGTTTGAGTTCATTTCTACTTGACTCTCAGACACTCCTGCAAGACCTCTACAAGCGTGCTCAACCATTGCATGAACCTTGTCTAGGTTAAGTGGGGTTCTCTCCCCATCACGCTTGATTACATGAATTTCTTTCATACTTTTTTCCATTCGCTGAGTTTAATGTGTGCTTCTAAACCTGAATAGGTGTTAAATTCTACCAGAGATTGAACGTCGTGTCCAGCTAATATCATGTCATTAAGATCTTTCTCCTTAAGACTATCTGGCCAGATTACAACATCATATCCTTTGTCAATTACTTTTGCCATTCTCTTTACGATCTCGGCATTTCTTTTTTCATTATCATAGACAAATACAGCATCTCGATCTTGAATCAAAGTCCAATCAACGTCTGCTCCTGCCATAGCAATGGCATTATCTATGAATAAACTATCAAAGGGACCCTCAGTGATGTATATGGTTTTATCAAGATTTACTCTATTCAAACCATATACTTTTATTCGAGACTCATCCAACATGATAGTTATGTATCTGAGTTTGTCTCTTGGGTCGAGGGATCTTCCTTGGAATCCGAACCAAGTGCCTTCTCTATCGATGAACGGGATAACGAGTCTAGGTTGGTCAGAAGTGATTTCTCCAAACTGTGATTTTGTTTTGTTAACCCAATCATAGAATCGATCTGCGAAGAATATTTCTGAAAAATATTCTTCCGGAATTTGTCTACGTTCAATATATTCTCTTGCTGGGTGCCCTTTATTTAGTTCTGCAACCGAGAGAAGATCCTCTTTCTTTTTAAATACAGGTTTTTCAAATTTTGGTTTCGGAACATATGATCCTTTACCTGTAGTGCCAGATTTATATCGTTCCATGATGTACTCATCATGAAGGTCTGGTGCATTATCCTTTAGAAAATTTGGCAAGGTTCTTCCCACCCCACAGTTATGGCACTTGAATACCATGTCCTGTTTCAGACGAAAAAAATACCCCCGTGCCTTATTCTTATGCTTCTGTGAATCGCCACAGTAAGGACATCGGAAGTTATACAGATCTGCTTTCTTACGAACAAACTTATCCAGTCTGCCGGACAAAAGACTCACATAATACGCATCAACAAATTCAGACAATTCTAGAGACGATCGGTCTCTCTATAATACTCGATTGTTTTGCTGGTGTCAAGGTATCAAGTAAACCAGGCAACAGATTCAATACTGTCACAAGGGTCGTCAATACAGCAGTAACTCCTATAACAAACTTTTGATTATGATCTACTTTAATTTGAATCTTACTGATGCGATCATGAATGACTTCTCTATCCTTTTCATTCCCATCTTTCATCTCTTCTATCATCTTGATGATAAGATTATCAGACTTCGTACTTTCATCAAGACGATTTTCATGCCTCTCTAAAATGATCGCAACCTTTTGATTGCTGTCTTGAATAGAAGACACAGCACGTTCTAACTTGTCCAGCATCTCTTTAGAAAGACTCTCGTAGATGTCAAGTTTTGCTTCTAATCCTTGAAGTTTTCCTAGTCCGAACGCCATTAGTCTGGTTTAATGTTTCTGATATGCTTCATTCTTTTGTCATAAAACAGTTCACCTGCTTGATAAGGAGATACTCTTTCAATCTTAATCTGCTTAATAAAACGAGGATTAAATAGCATTCTAAATTTCACCATCAACTCAGTAGGTGAAGATCCATAGATGATAGTAGTGCCCATCTCAGGTACAGTCACTTTATATTGATATAAACGAGAGGGTCTATCACATGGTGCCTCACGAGCTTCAGTGAAACCGCTATACGATGATGCATTTCTTGTGCCACCAGAAGAACCAAATTTTCTATTCTTTCCAGCACGGAGGTTATAATTTGAAGATGTTTCACTTCCAGTATTTTTTGGTGTAGTTGTAGCTGTGCTTGTAGTAGAACTACCACTACCAATATTCATCGTTAGAGGTTTGTCTAAGTTCCTATAAAAGCTTTTTTTCTGACCCAATTCAGGACCACCTTTAGCTTGAGTCTTAAATGATTTAAGATTATTTTGAACATACTGTGCTGCCCCCTTGCCAGAAGCTGTTTTCATATTAGGATCTTGTCTAGTAACCTGCGCTGTTTTGTTAATAAGTCTATTCTGTGCCCTAGTACCCAATTCGTCCTTAGACATTAATTGATTAAATCTATTCATCGCCTTTGTTGGGTTACCTTGAACAGGACCAACACCACCAGCACCAGGTGCTTTATTCACAGAGTTGGCGGTAGTAGACTTAGCATTAATACCCGTTAAAGGTTGCTGTGTTTTTTGCTGAGAAGTTAATGGTTTCCCAAGTGCTTTGTTTGCTCTCTTGTTAACTTTATTCGTAAGACGATCTAACTTATCACTCTGAGCACCAGTAAGAGGTTTATCTTTGTTTGAAAGTCTATTAATTTTAGTTAAAGCAATACTATTAGAAACTCTACCTACTTTATCAGAAGCTCTGTCTAATTTTTTTTGCTGCTTTTTATTTAAATTATCTTTACCTCTAAGTTGACTAATAGTTTGTAATTTTTTATTTAATTTTTCATCGAGTTCTTGTAACTTCTCATCCAATATCTGCCTTGCACTCTCTGCCTTGATTTTATTACCAGGCATAACTAATTTCTTATCCTTCACTTTTTTGCGAAACTTAATAACAGGATCATACCCCGCGTTAGGTCCAGTTGCAGCTGCACTGCCACTAAAACCTCCGGTCCCAGCTGTCATCATTTCTTCTTTCATTAGATCGACTCCAGTTTTGAATACACATAATCATCACTATCCAATTCGGGCAAGAACCCTATAGGATATTTATTCAAATAAAGAAGGAAGGTTTTTACAAGAGCCCAATATTCCCTCTCCATGTAAAGAAATAGAAGAGGAGTTGCTGCTTCACCAAAAACATTATATATGATGATCAAATGATTAAGTATCAAATGCACTCTTAACTCATCATTCTTTAAATATCTTTTAAAAAGACGCTTCAAATACTTGAAGCGCCTCATATCTTCATCAAAATCCTCTCGTGTATGACACTCAGGATTATTATAATGTTTCATGGCGAACAGAATAGCATTATTGTTATTCAGTTCGTCGAAATTCATTTACAAATTAACTACCAAATGTGAGTGTTGCTGTCGCAGAGATGACTTCAGGAGCACCGTTGTCAGAGTTTACCTTGACACGATACTGGTTACCATCTTCGGATGCAGTCTGACCTGTGAGTGCCAGAGAAGTTGCAGTTGCGCCAGATACATTCGACCAGCGACCGCTGGAAGTTGTACGCTTCTGCCATTGGAACGTTGCTGTACCAGAGTTGGTGACAGACGCTGCGACCAAGAAGGTTGCTGCACCAGACGAAGTAGTCTTGTCAGTGTTGTTAGTGCTGAGTGTGATGGTGTTTGCTGCATCTGCTGCGATGGTGTCATCGGAGAGAGTCTCATCAGCGTTAGCCTCAGGATTAG